CCGGAAAAGTAAGCCATGTTCAGTCTCCTTGGGTGGCTGCAGTTGTGGAAACACCGGACGTGGCATCACGGCGGGTGGGTTTGGAATCGGTGGCGGGGGTGGCCGCTTTGGCCGTGCCTTGTGCGATCAGCCAGCGGGCGCTGGCGTCATTCAGATCAAGGCGATCACCCACGGCGCGGCGCTTGCCTGCGTGGGTATGGGGTTTCAGCAGTTCGATGGAGAGGGTTTGCATAAGGTGTTCATCCTGTCTGGGTGAGGTCGATGGCGTGGGTGCGGTAACGGATCTCGTAGCGGGCGGGCAGCGCGACGGCCCCGGCATCGGCGTCGTCGAACTCCCATTCGCAGTCGATCTCGCGCACGGCGATGGCCAGCCCGCCCAGATTCGGGTCAGCCAGTAAAGCCGCGTGGGCTGCGACCAGGGCCTGGTCGGCCACGTCGAAGGCATCCGCTCCGCGTGCCACCACGGCAAGCCGGACGATCAGCAGCCGGTCGACGAGGTGGTTGGCGTGGGCGGTGATGCTGTCGCCATCGACGAAGAGCAGCAGCGCCGGACTGGCCTCGCGGGTGACCGGCACGGCAGGCATGCGCAGCACCGGCGTCGGGGCAATCGCGGATGCCAGGCGCGTGACGACCTCCCGCAAGACGCGCTCGCGGATGGAGTTCATGGGGCGTTCCTCAGAGTTGGGAGAGCGAGGCGCGACGCTCGGTGCCGTCGCCGATGGCACGTACGTCGCGCACCTGATAGGTGTTGCCTGCCACCTCGACCGTGTCCCCGGCAGCCAGCGTCAACCAGGACGCCGGGTAGTCGATCTGGTAGTCACGCGACAGTGCGAAACCATCCAGCACGGTTTCGTCCGGAGCGCGGAAGGCGCAGTGCACAGTGTTGCCCGCCACCGTGACGACGGTGAGCAATCCGGCATTGCGTGCTGCTTCGTACAGCGTCGCGACGTCCATCAGGCAGAGATCAGCTTGATCAGCACGCCCGGGCGATGGCACATCGGCAGTGGGTTCGATTGCGTATGCAGATCAGTGCCCCGGTCGAATTTGCGCGGCTCCTGCTTGGCATACAGCGGCTGGCCGATGGTGTTCACGGTCTCGTTGAAGTCCGCTGGCGCGAAGTAAGTCGCGAAGGTGTCCACCGTGCCGACCGGGAATGCATGGGCTTCACCGGCGGCGATGAAGCGGCGCGACCCCAGCGTGCCGTCAGCCTGCACAAAGGACGCCTGACCCCGGTATTCCTCGAAGGTGATGCCGCTGTAGCTGAAGCCCGAGCGCATGTCGTTGATCAGCACCGCGCCCTGTTGCCAGTTCTGGTAAGCGGTCTTGACCTCCTTGTGGGTGGTCAGCGCCCGGAAGAACTCGGTCGAGCACAGCACATGCACGCCGGTCGAGAACTCGCCCGTGAGCCCATCCTCCATGAGTCCAAGCAGCTCCAGGCAGGCACTCTTGATTTGCCCGTTGTCGGCCGCCGTCGAAAACTCGAAGGACACCGATTGCGCCGTGATGTCGAACTCATCGAACAGATCGACCAGTTCGCTGCCGTCGGCATCGAGGATCTTGCCCTTGAGCGCACCCATGCGCAGATGCTCCAGGGTGATCGCGTGCTTGTTACGCATGGTCTCCAGATGACGGGCCATGACACCGCCAATGGCTTCCATCTCAGTTTCGGAACCAAAGGCGCGCAGGCCTTGCACTTCTTCCGGCAGCACCACGTCGTCGTGCGGGATGTGCGGGATCACGAAGGAACGCAGGTTGCGCTTGCCACGTTCACCGACGGTGCCGGGTGAACCGGGCGCGCGGGTGGGCAGCAGGTTCAGACGACCGGCGTACTCCTCGACGATGATCTGCCGAGTGCGCACCGGCTTGGCCGGAAACAGGTTGAGTTGCTCCAGCCGCCCGTAGCGGTTGGGCAGGAGGTTGATGGCGGCCGTCAGGCTGGCCATCGAGAAACCGGGGTTTTCAAAGGGGTTCTGCATTTGGGATCTCCAGAAATGACGAAACCCGCCAGCGGCGGGTTTTCGGGGGGAGTGAGATGGAACGTTGGGAAGGGATCAGGCGCTATCGCGCACCAGCACACCAAGGGCGGTGAGTTGGGCAACGGCAGTTGCCTTCTGTGCAACCGTCAGACCGGTCGGCCAGACCAATGCGCCGCGCGCGACGATGGCGTGGCGGGCGATCAGGATCGCGTCCTCGCGGTCGATCAGCGTCGCATCGACGTCATTGCCAAGCACGCCAACGGCGATTTCCGTACCGTCCGTAGCGCTCGGGTCGATTGCCTTGAGCTTGGCAGTGGCTGTTTCGCGGCCCACCACGGTACCCAGTAACAGGTTCTGCGCGGCAGCGACGGTGTCCTGGTCGCGCGAGTAGAGGTTCGGCGCTTCGTACTTCAACAGGTCACCGAGGTTCTTGGGTTGAGAGACAGTGGGCATGGCTTACTCCTTGGCGGTGAGTTTCTTGACGGCAGCGACCACTGGACTGTTTTCCGGGCGCTGACTGGTTCCTGCATCGGCGGTGATGCGCGAGGCGATTTCGGGTTGGTCGGCACGGGCATCCAGCAAGGCACGGCGCACCTGCGCTTCCGAAAAGCCTGCTGCGAGGAATTCCGCCGTGCGTTGGGACTGGCCCGCGATCAGGCACATCTCTGCAATGGCCTGCGCTTGGCCGCGCCCACTGGCGAAGGACTGCGCCAGTGCTGCTTGGGCAGCAGGCTTCGGTTGCGGATCGCTGTCGGTCTGCGGCTGGTCGCCCTGCGGGTCGGTGTCGGTCGGATCGTTTGGGTTGTCGTGGTCGTTTTTGGGGTCGGTCATGGTGTTCTCCAGGGTGAAAGGTTTGCTTCGGGGCGGGCTTGAAATGGGCTGCGTGGACAGACTTCGCGGCGAGGCGCGGGCCACGCCGGGCTGTGTCAGCCGCTGCTTGGCCGCCAGCGCATCGGTGAATTCGGTCATCACCTGTTCGAGCGGCATCACGGCGTCGGCGAGACCTGCTACCACCGCCTGCTCGCCGTAGAACAGCCCCGCCTCGGTGGCGCGCACGGCATCCGGGTCAAGGCCGCGCATCTGCCCGACCTGATTCACAAAGATGTCGTAGAGGCGATCCACTTCAGCCTGCAACGCCGTGGTGGCCTGCGGGCTGAGGGGCTCGTGCGGCGAAAAATCGTTCTTGTGGCTGCCCGCGAAGACGGCGGTGTAATTCAGGCCGTCCTTGGCGTCCTTCACCGACTGATCGACGTGCAGCGCGATCACGCCAATCGAACCGACACCAGCGGTCTGCGACAGCGTCAGGCGCTGGCAGGCCGCCGCGATGGCAAAGGCTGCCGAGTACGCGGCATCGTTGGCGTGCGCCCAGATCGGCTTGATGCTGCTGGCGGCGCGGATGCGCTCGGCCAGTTCGAACACGCCCGAGGCCTCGCCGCCGGACGAATCCAGATCGAGCAAGATGCCCGCCACCTGAGGGTCGGCCAATGCAGCGTCCAGGCGGGCTTCGATCTCGCCGTAGGACATCAGGCCAGATGCGGCTTCGATGCCCATCGAACGTCTGACCAGCGTGCCGACCACCGGGATGACGGCAATGCCCGCCTGACCCGATGTGGCGCTCTGGCGCGACGTGGGCAGCGGCATGGCCATGTCCACATCGGGCAAGCCGATGCGGGAACCCAGCACTGAGAGGATCACATCGAGTTTGGGACGCGCAATGAGGAGCGGCGTCCCGTAGAGGCGGGACGCCAGATGAATGAGTTGCATGTCAGTTGTCCTGTGGGTCTTGCGGCACGGCCACCGTGGCGGCCGCATTCATGGGCGCGCTCGGCAGAGCCTTGTCATGGCGCGGGTCAGAGTCGAAGACCAGTCCGAGCGCATCGGCACGCAGGTTGTCGGCGGCGATCTCGCGGTCGATGTCTTCGGCGTCATAACCGAAGGCCGAGATGGCTTCCGAGCGAGACAGCAACCCGGCGCGAATGGCGGTCAGCATCGCGTCGAATTCCTTCTTGGGATCGACCCACTGCCAGCCCTGTGGAATCCATCTGGCGGCGAAGTAGTCGCGCTTCTTCTCGGTGAACTGCGGCAGCGCCAGCGCGCCTTCAAGCAGTGCCTGCTCCATCCAGGCACGCCAGATCGGGCGGCACAGCTGGTGGACGATCACGCCGTGCTGGATGGCCTCACAGCGGCGGCGAAACTCCAGCAGCCCGGCCCGGATCGACGAGTAGTTCACTTGTGTCAGGTCGCCGGTCAGCATCTCGTAGGTGATGCCCATCGCCGCTGCTACCGCCCGGAACTGCATGCGCAGGAATTCGGCGTAGCTCGCGCCAACATCGGCAGGCTGACTGAACTTCACGTCCTCGCCGGGCTCCAGGATCTGCATCGTGCCCGGCTCCAGCCCGGCCATCGCTGCACCACTGGCATCCGGCAGTCCTTCACCCATCAGGTTGTCCTCAGGTGACAGGCGAGTGATGAAGCCCGCGAACATCGCAGCGGTTTTCTTACGCACAAGCTCGGCGTCGTCGTACTGGTCGAGTTCGTTGAGTTTGACCAGCGCGCGCGCCAGCCACGGTTCGCCCCGGATCTGTCCGGGCCGCAAGGGACGAAACAGGTGGATGATTTCGCTGGCCGAGACACGTACCGTGTCCAAGCCACCGACGATGCCACCGGTGCCCGACATCGGGGCCAGCGAGCCATCGCCCGGGTGTGAGCGATACAGGTGGTAAGCCACCCGCCGTCCGAGCTTGTCGAATTCGATGCCCGCACGGATCACATTTCCCGAAGCCAACTCCTGATTCAGCGTGGCTGGCAGGTGTTCGGGTTCGAGCAGCTGCAGTTGCAGGCCCACCGGCAGACCATCCTCTGGGCGGCGGTAGCGCAGCCGCACCAGGCATTCCCCGCCTTCGAGCATGGCGCGACAGGCCAAGGCCTGCAGTCCATAGAAATCGGTCAGTCCGGCGGCATCGGCTTCCTCGCACCAGTCCCACCACAGGCTGTGGATCGCTTCGCGCAGGGGCTGATCGGCTAGCATGCTCTGCGGCTTGATGCCGGTGCCGATGGCGTTCGAGACAAAGGCTTCGACGCCTGCCGCCGCCCAGGCATTGCGGCGTACCAGATCGCGGCTCTTGGCGCGCAATTCGTTCTGGGTGAACGCCAGCGCTGCGACGGCACCGGGATTCCCGACCTGCCACGCCAACGCGCGGCGACCGCCACCGATGCCGTCATAGAACGGCGTCCCGCCAAGCAGGCTCATGCCGATGCGTTTGCGCATTCGGTCAAACCATTGCATGTTCAGAACCCCTTGCCGGTGGTGACCCGGATCTGACGCGGCGCACCAGGCCACAGACCGGTGTCCACGGCCTGCTCGAAGAGGTCGCGCTTGACCGCCGCAATGGCGGCCTGGAGTTCATCGACGCTGCGGTACTCGACGGTCTTGTCACCGAAAGTCACGCGCTTCTCACCCTTGACCAGCGCCGCTTCCAGTACGTCGAGGTGTGCTTGTGTGTAGGCCATCAGCGGTACACCGTGAGGTTGATTTCGGAGGAGTCGGAAAATGACGCCGAGCTCGTCGCGCAACTGATGTCGACGTACTGGACGGTCTTCTGGTCGGAGGTGGATCGCACGATGGCAATGCGCTGCGTGCCGCTGTTGGTGCTGCTGCGGGCGAGTGCTGTCCAGCAGTAGTTGGCGTCCGGCATGGCTGTGGCGAAGGTCACGCGGTAACGGCCCGTGGATGTGCGGGTCACGCTGGCCACGTTGTGCGACGAGCGCACGACGATCTGGCTGCCGATGTAGCCGAAGCACACCCACGCCCGTGCCACGCCGGGGTGAGTCGCGTCGATCTTGGTCTTGACCTCAAGCCCGACACGACTGGCCAGCGCACTGATGCGCGATGCGAAGCTCATCAGACCAGCGCGCCTTCGAACACGGCGACGAAGTCGGTGTCGGTGTTGCCTACATCGCTGGTGGCGACAGCGCCGATGTTGCTGCGGGCCTGAAGTTGTTCGGCAACAGTCAGCGACTGAGCGGCGTCGAAGCGCACGCGGTTGTTGACGGCGGCGAGCAACGCGTCCAGACCACTGGTGCCGTTCTGCAGCAGTTGCTGGATTTCCACCAGCGTGTCGTAGGCGGCATCGGCACCACCCAAGATCTCGGTCTTGAGCGCATCGAGCAGCGAGACGATCTTGTTGGACGAGTAGGTGGTCGTGGTCGCGACCTGCGCATCGTCGATTACTGCCGAGGACACCACGGCGGCCTTCAGTTCGTTGATGGCTGCGACCAGATTCGACTTGTCGGTGGTGGTGAGGTTGGCCAGGTTGCCTGCCTTGGCGCGGACGTCGTTGAACTCCTGCGCGACGCGGATGACCAGGCTTTCGATTCGGGTTGCAAGACTCATGTTTTCTCCTTGGGGTGTCAGGACAGCCAGCGGCTTTTGATCACGCGCCGACCGGTGTTGCGGTTGCCAGAAACAGCGAGGCCACCGCGTTGGGTGGCCTCGTTGGTTGATTGGGTTGGTGTTTCAAGGGCTGGCGGACTGGCCAGTCCCAGTTGTCGCTCCAATTCCCGCCAGTGGCGTTCCTCGAAGCGATCCAGGCCCGCCGCCGATGCGGCCGCGCGGGCATAGACGTAGCAGTCGAGTGCTTCATTGCGCTCGCGCATCTTTTGCCACTCGCGCACCGGGAAGCCGTTGCGGTCGCGGCGGGTGATCAGTTGCTCCGCGCAGAGTTGCTGGATGAACTCGGCGTCGATCTTGGGCAGATGGACAAATCCGGCTGGAAACACCGTGGTCAAACCGTCCTCGCCCACATCAGCGCTCTTGCGCAGGTTGTTGTAAAACTCCAGCTTGGCGATGCTGACCGCCACCGTGTACACCTTGATTCCACGGCGCAGCTTCTTGCCACCCTGCGAGACATCGATGGCGGTCGGCGTGCCGATCAAGGCTGCGCCGCGAGGCACACCTTTGACTGCCATCACACGCGGATCGCGGCACGCCCGCACAAAGGCATAGGCCTCCTGCGTGGCAAACCCGGTATCCAGTGCGAAGCGGGCCAGCGGCATCGCCGCGCCCGAGGCGTGTGTCCAGTTCTCAGCCAGCATTTCGGCGAGGCGCTTCCACACCGTGTCGCGGGCGGTGTCACCCATCAGCACGCGGTGCTCAACCAGCCAGGACTCCTTGCCGCGCCCGAAGGCCCAAACCGACACCTCGATGCGATCTTTCTGTACGTCGGCCGCGCCCACCAGCAGCAGACCGCCTTGCGGCACGCTACCGACGCGGTAGTCCTCTCGGCGCTCGACCAACCTTTGCCAGTCCGGCGCTTCGCCTTCCTCGACCCAGGTCTCGCCGAGCTCGGTGTTCTTGAAGGTCTTGATCGCGGCGCTCGATCCGGTTTCCTTGCTCACGGCGGCTTCCCATGCGGCGGCGATCTCGCGCCAGGCGCGCCAGCCCAGCGGGCTGTAAAGCGAGGACAGGTGGAAACCGGCCGTCTTGCCCGTGCCTTCCGCCGTGGCGCGCCACTCGCCGTGCTCAAGCATCCAGGTCTTGTGGTGCTCGGCGATGGGGGTGTCGCAGGACTCGCAGACGTAGGCCGCCGTCTCGGGCGCGCCCTTGTCCCAGCGCAGTTGTTCGAAACGCAGCCACTGCCGGTGGGAGCAGTGCGGACAGGGCACGAAGTAGCGGCGCTGGTCGGACGCTTCGTATTCGCGCTCGACGGCGCTCGCGCCCGCGATGGTCGGCGTCGAGACGATGAAGATCTTGCGCCGCGCGAAGGTGCGGGTGCGCGCTTCCGCGAGCGAGATCGCATCGCCTTCGCCCTCGACGTCGAGCGGATAGCCGTCCACCTCGTCCAGGAACAGGTAGCGCACCGGCATCGAGCGCAGTCCGACCGCGCTGTTGGCGCCGGTCATCACCAGCACGCCGCCGCGAAACTCCTTGGCGAGGATGGTGTTGCCCGAGTCGCGAGAGCGGGCCGGCGCGATCAGTTCCGATAGCACCGACGACTCCTCGATCAGCGGATCGATGCGCTGCTTGGAGTTGCGCTTGGCCATCTCCACGGTCGGCCAGACCGCCATCATCGGCCCCGGTGCGTGGTGAATGACGTAGCCGATCCAGTTCGAGCCGGTCTCGGTCGCGCCGACCTGGGCGCCCTTCATGAACACCACGCGCTCGACCGGTGAGGTCGGCGACAGGCAGTCCATGATCGCCTTCAGATAGGGCGTGCGTGCGGTGCGCCAGCGTCCCGGTTCGCTCGATGCCTTGCTCGACAGCACCCGGTGACGGTTGGCCCACTCGGACACGGTGAGCAGCGGGTCGGGCGTGAGGCCCTCGCGCCAAGCGCGCTCGATGGCGTCCCAACCTTCATAGGCGAACTCGTCCATCAATCGACCCGAACCTTCAGTTCACCAAGCTCGGCGAGGTGCTCGCGCACGGCTGCCTCCAGCGCCACGTGCAGGGTGTGAGCATCCACGCCGAGCCGGGCCGCCATTTGCGCCGAGATCCGCGCCGGCCAGTTGAGCCAGGCATCGCGCTCGGTGCGCGCGAGTCGGAACACGTGCGCGATGGCTTGATTGCGGTCGACCAGTTCGCCCTTGAGGCGGGCGAGGCGCACCTTGTTGGTCTGCGCCTTGACCACCTCGTTGACCGTGCGTGCCTGCACGAACGTGGTGCCACCTGCAGGGAGTCCGGTTGCCAGGTTCGGTGCTACGTCCTCCGCCACGCGCACCTTGGCGGCCTTCGCGCGTGTGGCGGGCTTCGCCGACTCGGAATTGCGCGCCCATTCGGCGTCGGCCTTGTCCGGGTCAATGGTGCCGTCGGTTTCCGGCGTGATGCGCCCGGCGCGGATGGCCTTGTGCACCGCCGTGTCGGTCACGCCCCGGTGTCGCGCGTAGGCGCGGATCGAGATTCCCATCGGCCCCTTCAATCAAATCATCGTCATTCCTTCGGACAAAACGGCAGGACAGCCGCTTTGCACGGCGAAGCCGCCCGTAGGGCGAGCCACATGGATGTCGCGAGTGAATCAGCTTGGCTTCCATCGGGAACAGCGCGTTCATGTCATCACCATCAACGGCGTTGCAAGGAGACGAACATGAGCAAGCCAGCCGACAAAGCCCTCGAAAACCTGCTTCAGGCAATTGCCCTGGACCACTTCTTCATCGACACCTTGGAAACCCGCAACAGCGACCACCTCGACTTCCACGAAGTCAGCGTCTGGGCCGTCAAGAGCGCCCTTATGGCCGCCTACGAGGCGGGCCGACAGGCCGCGACGCAGGACTGAGGAAGAAGC